CTAGGGCAATTAAGTCTTTATCTAGTAGTGAGTACGCTGCAACTACAAAAAAGAAAAGAGAAGATACTAAAAAAGGTAAACAGTTTAGTAAACAACCTAAGACTATAGCTAAAAAAACTAGATCGTATCGAAAAGTATAATGGCTGAAGTAGAGTATAAAGGAATAAAAGTAGGTGGGTCAAAGCTTTTATTAATTATACCATTAGTCGGTACAATTATGGGGGGACTCTGGGGTGGCTTTGAAGTTTACCAAAGATATTTATCTATGGAAGAAAAAATAACTTCATTTGTATCTCCTGATATGAGTAAGTACGATCAAGGTTTAATATCTATTAAAGGAGAGTTTGCAGTAATAAATACAAACTTTTCAGCATTAGATAATATACTTAATAGCCAAATGAAAACGTTAAAAGAAAATGTAGCAAAACTACAGACAGCTAACTTAGATTTACGTATGGATGTTAATCAAGATAGAGCTGAAGCTCAGAATAGTTTAGATATACAAATAAGTAGAGTAGAAGATAACTTAGATAAACAAGAACTAAGGAATAGATCTAACATAGAAGATGTACGGGGTGTTATTAATACATTTGAACTTAGGTTTGAATCTACTATTAAAGCATTTGAAGAACGTATGGATTCTAAGATGTCTAAGCT